GAAGATCAAGCCAGTTGGGCCAGTCATCGGCTGTACGCCTGCGATATCATATGCAACCAAGTTAGGCATTGCACGGCGTACTAGTGAGATCAGTACGGGATCATATTTAGCCATATCAGCAGTTGAGTTAGCTGGTGCGGCTTCTAGCAATGATGTAGGCGCCATAATCTCGCCTTGTGCCATTGCGGCTTCTGTGTTCTCTAGCAAAGTAGCAGTGACTGCCGCTCTGTGAGAATTTTGGATGCCAGGAAGAGCAGTATGCTCCAAGATTGGCTTCCACTTGTTCATTAGTTCTTCATTTCTCATTGTGGTTCTCCTTTTTGAGATTTTACTTAGTGTTATTTATAAAAATTTATTGTGCGTTAGAACGGGAAAGCGAATCAACATAACGTGCAACCATTGGATCAATGGCAGCTGGCTTTGCTTCTTCCGCAACTTCTTCCTGAAGAAGATCACTTTCATCTTCGACAACAGGTGCAGACTCAATAAAGTAGTTGGCTTTAATAGCCTCGACTTTAGTGCTATACTCATCAATTGATTCGTAAGACACGCCTTCTGAGAGAACACGCAATTTTTCAACTTGAGTGTCGGTTAAGTCCTCAGAAATAGTTTTGAATGCAATTTCAAGATCAGCTTTTTGCTTTGCTTCACGAACTTCAATCATTTGCTCAACGATTTCATTGTATTTAGCAGTAGACTCTTCGAGCTTTCCTTCTAAATCAGCAACTACATCGACTTGCTCTTCATTGATTTCCATGTTATGCTCAGTTACAAGCCCCTTGATACCAGACAGTAGTGATTCAGCGACTTCAACTTTTACGTTGCTTTCGATTTGAACCTTGTTGTCATCCATCCAGCTTTCTACAACGTAGTCTAGATATTGATCAACTTTTTCTACCAACTCGTCAACAGTAGCATCAACTTGCTCCTGAAGATCACTCTCAAACTTTTCTTCTAGTGTAGCTGTTTCGGCTAACACCTTTTCGTGTACAGCGGCTTCGAAGATTGCTACTGTTTGTGTTTTAAAATCTTCAGACAGATCAGTGCCTTCAAACATACGCTCAATAGACTCTTTCAAGCCTGCGTCATTTGTGCCCTGCGGGGTTTTAACATCATCTTCGATGTCATCAGCCTTAGCGTCTACTTTCTTTTTCAAGTCGCCTTTACGCTTTTTGACAGCGCCTCCGGTACCTGAGACTGCATCAGCAGAATTCGAGTCTTCACCCGTTGCTTTCGCTTCGTCTAAATCTAGATTCATCTCTAGTTCTTCACTCATTTGGTTTCTCCTTTAATAGTAGGTTTGTTCTTTTATTTATATTATTCATGTTTTTGACAATGAACTTACAAATTTTTCAAAAAGGGCGGCTGCCTTGATCTCTAGCTCTTTAGTAGAAATTTTAGCGGTCTCCTTAATCTCTTCTTCAATCTGGTCAAATACGTTAGCAACTGCCCATGAAGATGATGCTACATCATATACCCAATCAACGCCTTCCATAACACCCTTAACGAATGCGTCCGGAGCCGATGGATCAGCAACGATGTCTCCTGCTGTTGCCAGCATAAAATCGTCCTGAACTTCCATAATGCCGTTCTTGTTCTGTTTAATTGATCCCATTCCACGAGAAGAGATCCCTACGAGACCTCCATCATTGATAATATTTTTAACGATATTACCCATGGGAGTTTCCATAATCTTAGCTCTACCTACAATATTAGATCCATCTCTCTTTAATTCAGTGAACATGTGAGATACACGATCTAGATTGATAGTAGGTCCAGCTGGATGTCCAAGTTCGCCATACGCTCTGTTCTTTTCTACGTAAGTTTCATTGTAACGTTTCATTTCTTTTTCTAAGATAGCCGCAGGGTACATGCGTCCGTTTCTGTTTTTGATATCACCTTGCATGATGATACCTTCGATGAAGTAGTTCTTACCCTTTTTATTGCCTTCTTCATCTAATATATCTTCTTGGATATATTGAACGTCTTCGACTAACTCTTTAATTAATAGTGTCATATTTGCTCCTTACCTGTAAACAACTGGTGTGTACGAGATAGCGCCGGTAGGCGTAATTGTCTGACCGACTTGCTTCTCAATGATTACAGAATCGCCTGGGTGCATCTTGAAGCTGTATGCGAGACCTGCTTCACGATCAGCAGTTGCGGCAACAGCATTAATAACAATTGTATTAAGACCACTAGCGAGTTCGTTACAAATTCTAACTCTACTTGCTGTGGTTCCTGAATGACCCGCCGCACTAGTAGCGGCTCCTGCCAAAGATACTAGTACTCCTGTGCCTCTAAGTTCTTGTGCCATTCTATTTACCTGCTTGCATTGCGAATTGTACGATCTGCATGAACTTTTTACTGTCGTTCAGCATAGACTCGACTTTCTTTTTATTCTGTGTATTTAACGCTTTGTGCATGGAGAGTACCATAGATGCTGTAGTCAGATCAACTTTTTGTTTCTTGCCGTCTTTAAATTTGACTTGTTTGATTGACTTCGACTTAACAATATTTTGTAAGTCTGATACTACATCTTCAGATAGTTCAATCTCTTCGATTTCTTCTGAAACTTCTTCAGCAACTTCAACTTCTTCCTCAACAGATAATTCAAATGATCTTGTCATCCTACCTGTCATGGCCGATACGATCTCATCTCTTTTAAGCTTCTGAGCATCAGTCATCTCATTCATATCTTCGCCGTCTTCTTTAGAGACATCAGCAGGACGAGGCTTACGCTTCTTCATGCCTTTGACTTCACCAGAAAATTGATCATCGCCCGCTACTGGGTGATCTTGTTTGGTGGCAATATGCTTATTGATGAAATTCTGCTCATCTTCCGACTTCACTTTTGTGAGACCGGATTCCTTAGAACCATCGTTAACTCCCTTAGCAACTTTGGCTTCTGAGAACATATCTTTAAAGCTTTTCATGGTAGCCCCTTACTCTTCGTCTGTTGCCACTTCAATGCTCTCAGCCTCTTCGGGCTGAAACATGTCAGTGTATTTGTTTTCGATAGCAGATGTCATCTTGTCTGCCATAATGTCGTTGAACTTAGATTCGAATTCCGTTGCATCTTTGTTCATCGCAGTTTTAATCAATTCTTTAACGCTCATTACTATCTCCTTTATTCTATAATGTTATTTATATTTTATTACAACTAGTGTCTATATTTAAGCAAATGGATCGGAATCACCGCTTTCATCGGCATTTTCCTTCTCTTCTTCTTCAATTTCTTTTTCCATTCTCTCAACTTCATCTTCAGACATATATAGAACATTTTTACGTACCCAGTCTTGCGAGTAGTACTTGCCTGTATAATCATCAATGTCTCTGAGAATACCTAGTCGTTCTCTCAAAATTTCACTCGTCTTCAACTCTTCAAAATGATTGTCGCTCATAAAGTCATATCTAATACTAGCCGCAATTGCTGGCCAATCATCGGGAGAAATAACTCCCTTAAGTACTAGTTGCTTCTCTAAAAGCTTATCAAATAATGTAGAAAATCTAGCACGTAGTCTAGATATAAACTTACTAAACTTAATCTCATCACGTGAAATCTCACTTGCTCTACCTAAAGAGAACCCAGCGTCTGATTCCATTCTCGATATGGGTACGTTAAGAGCCTTAAATAATCTCTTCTGAAAGTACAACACGTCATCAAGCTCGCCTAGATTTTGTCCGCCAGGCAACGTTGTAATCTCTGTCCCTCTACCACCTTCTCTTCGTGGTAACCAAAAATCATCTGTCATAGACATATGTCTACGATCATCTTTAACATCACCAGTAGCCATATCATAGACTAATCTGTTCTTGTGCTTAGTCATCATATCACGTAGATACTGTTCTGCTTTCATCTTCGGCAGATTACCTACGTCAATATAGAAAATACGTCTCTCTGGAGCACGTGAGATTCTATAGATAACTACCGCATCTTCCATCATTCTTAGCTGGTTGAGCGGCTTATACGCTTTGTGCATGTGTGACAGAACCAACGTGCTACTCTCATTAAGCATACCTGAGTTTGCGTTAACGATTGAATCTTTAGCAATCTTCAAGCCGTTTAAGCCAGAAGAAGTTCCGTCATTATTAAACTGTTGAGCTTGATTTCCAGCAATGTTGTTGAAACCCTTTTCGCTGTAAATGTAATACTCATTCTTAATCTTTTTACCTGTGATGTTATTGTTATCACCACCGATTTTTTCTTTACTAAACTCACGAATCTTTCTAATCTTTCGTGGGTCAATATATCTTAATTCTTGTATGCCCTTCTTTGGCGACTTAATATCAATCATTACGTGATAGTTTATTCTTCCGTCAACGTACCACTTTTGAAAAGTCTCATAACCAGTATTAGAGAAGTCGAGTAATTTAAGAACAGTGTCAAACTCTTCTCGTATCTTCTTCTTGATATTATCAGCTAAATCCAATTCATCTGTAACACACTCAACGACTTTCTGGTCATTAGTTACGCATATAGCCTCATTGACAATATCATCTACTGCCTGAGACACTTCAGGTTGCTGAAGCATAGTTCTATATTTCTGTACAAGTTCGGCTTCTGATTTAGCAGTGCCGTCCATGTCCAAAAATGTGCTGATGCCAGTGCCAGTTGCGGCAATATTTACTGCGCCGTCATCTGTTTCTGGAGCAACAAACGACGGTATATTAATATCGTCGTCCGATCTTCTCTTTATTTCAAATCCAAATAATTCCATAGTTTATCCTTTAATAAAGGGAGTGATAACACTCCCCTATCTAGTTTCTCAATTAGACGTTTGTACCGCCAGTACCCGTGATACCGCCGTCAACGTTCCACCAATCATACTGGAATGTAACGTCAAATCGTTCAATATCATCCGTAGTGTTCCAATCCATAGTGATTGCACCAACTGTAGTCGGGAACAAACCATTGAAGTTGTAAACTCTAAGAGGCACACCAGTTTTTGAATACTGTGTAATTTGTGCTTGTGATTTGTACTCGTTACTTGCCGCTGTTGCCAACTGTCTAGTGTTGCCTTCATGAGCGTTGATAGAAGCCATCCAATTTTCCATCGCATTGCGAATGAGGAAGTCTTCATCGTTCATGATTGTGACAGTCCATTCTGCGAATGTTCTGTCTCCCGCTACTTTTACTTTACGACCGAAATACGGAATTTCGATTGTACCCAAAGTACTCTCTGGGATTGCTGCCGCTTGAACCATGAAGGGTGTCTTAAGGTCGGCTATCGCATTTACAGGGTTAGTAATCTGTACTTGAAATAGCGATGCTTTAGCACCTCCAAAGGTCAATTGGCTTTTGATTTCGTTAATGTTGAAAGCCATTATTCATTTCTCCTTTGAATTAGTATTTATTAGAACTGACCAACGACTTCAGTGAACTCTACGCCTGATCTAACAGCAACGAAGTTCAGTTGGATGAAGTTGATAGAACGTGCTGGTTTAATGTAGATGTCTCCAATAAATTGGTTAGCGTCAACTACTGCGGCTGTATTATTAGTCGCATCAACTACGACTCTAAAGTCGTATATACCACGTCTACCTTGAACGTCACGTAAGAACGGCTCAACTAAGTTTTTAAACTGCGCTCTTGTGAACTCATCGTTGAATTCGAACAGAGTTGACTTAGCGGCTACACCGATAGCTTTCTCTAGTACAATAAACAGTCTACGAACATTAATTCTATCAAATGCAGATGCAACACCCGCATTAGTCTTATCGCCAAACAATACAGTTCCTTGACCTGGCTGAGTGATTACTGGGTTAACGTTGTTCTTATATAGTAAATCTCTCTGGGCGCTGGTTGGATTAATAAGTAACTTAACTACGTTCTTAACCTGACCTCTGTTATATCCAGCCGGTGAGAACCAAGGGTCTCTTACGTCATCAGTTCTAGCACAGATGCCTGCAATGTCACCATTGAGAGGAATCCATCTATAAACATCAGCATACTTATCGTATTGATACTTGTATCCGCTATCAATAACTGCGAATGTTGTAGATGTCACAGTTCCAGCAAAGTCTACCACATTCTGTGGCGTAGTATCTGTCAATTGTGGGCTTACAAACAACACGCAATCTTTACGTACATCACAAATATTAGCGATAATGTAATTAGCTAGAGTTGCGCCAAGCGTAGCTGAAGCAGAACCTTGTAAAATTAGTGAGATATCAACATCAGAAGGATCTTTAAATAAATCATATCCTGGTGCTACAGTCGCTAAAGTTACATCCGTTTCATCTTGACCATCAACACCACTTGCTAATGTTGCAATACCGTATGTGATGTTAACCGCCGCTAAAAGTGCGCTTTTTGCTACTGATACAGCGATCCAATTAGATTGTTGATCTAGTACATCTGTGATATAGTTCGTGGATCCATCTGTGTTTTTAGCTGTAGGTAGACAATTGATATTGCTCCATCTTTCTAAAATTGTTCCAGGAACGCCAGAAATCTTACCGTCAAAATCCCTAACAACTAAATGAATTCCACCAGCTGTTGGACCTGCGTCGAATAAATCAGCATCTCCCCATTGAGTAGAGAACTGTGCTTGATACTGAGAGTGGTTATTATAAGCAGTCTTAAATGTTATTACTTGTGCCCAGCTTGATCCAGATCCAGTAGCAGTTGCTAATGAAGCGACTTCTAGTAGAGTACCGTCTGAAAGTACTATGTTGTCTCCAGCTGATAAGAACGTAGATGCTCCAGCATTTGTAGGGAGGGCAGCAATCGAACCTGTTGTTGCTTGAGGTGCTATAGTTAATTGATAAGCACGAGCGGCAGGCTCAAAGTTTCCATCAGTACAATGAGATACTTTGATAGAGTTGCCTAACTGACCTTTATATTTTGCGTCAATATTTGTGCTTGTAGCGGCTACGGCTGTTGAATCGCATGTACGTACTACGAATAGTGCGTCACTGTATGCTAAGAAGTTTGCGGCTGTAAACCAAGTTTCGTGGTTTGTCCACTGTGTAGTTAGGGCTGCATTGGTGTAGTAAGTAGCCGGTTTGCCGAAACGATCAGCTAGATCGGCTTCAGATGTGACTAGAGTGCGTGTGTTTTCAGGCCCCCAACGAAAGGTGCCCGCAATAGCCCCCTCGGTTGTTGATACAGCAGGAACGATATTCGTTAGATCGATTTCGCTGACATTCACGCCTGGACTTGTTTGAAAAGCCATCTCTTATTTCTCCTTGTTTATTTTGTAAGTTATAAACTTCTATTATTACTATATTTATAAAAACAGTGACTCAGCTATCCTTAGTATTGTAGCCACTGTGCTGTTCCTATGTTCTGTTCTTCGATGACATCCTCATCATACGTGTTAAAACCAATTGGCAGAAGGCTTTCCATGAGTTCTTCTTCATTCCGTGATCTCAGTCTATCAATAGTATTTATATCTGTGACTTCTTTGAAAAACGCTTGATCCGTCATCCAAGCAAATAATACTAGGCACATGACTAGATCGTCATGACATCCAGATTCTGCTTCATATGAATTAGCTTTTCTAGAAAATGTGGATAACTCGTTTATCGTTTGAAAGTCGTTTACTACTAGTTGATCTTGCTCGATTAGCATCTTCAACATATTACATCCGACTGCTTTAACTGACTTAGTTGTTCGAACTCCTTTATCAGAACCTTTCCTGAAACCAGTAGTGATTCTTTTTCCTGATCTCCCGGCAGATTCGGTAAACATTAAAGTTTCTACCTCAAACTCATAATGCAATATTTCGGAGACTTGCTCTCCGATATCGTTCACTTCAATTAGCGTATATGCTTCGCCGTATCTCTGTATACTTCTATATATGATTTCAGCATAGTCGATAGGAGTAACATTATTATCTCTGAACACACAGACCTGCTTATACGGCATTTCACTTACGTCTATTATCTGAAAGGCGGAATAGTCTAATCCCTTACCTCTAGCAACGTCTACTATACACACGTATACGTGATCTTTGATAGGCTGTTCATAGACCTTCAGGTGTTGAGTCTCTGCTATTGGTTTAAGTTCTACCAAAGACTTTAGCTTACTGCCCTCGATTAACGTACCAGAACTACCTAAGAAGTTACACTCAAATTCTTGTGAAAACTTCTGTGTGTCAAAGTCCATTGCTTGGAGAGTCTCCTTTTTCCATGCATCGTCTCGACCAGGAACTTT